AGTAATACTTTCATATAAAGCCTCGTTATTTTCTTTCATTACTTCTGAAAAGGCTGTAACCCTTCCATCTACTTTAACAATCTGATCAGCAAAATTAAGATAAAGACCAGCAATTAATTTCGTAATTCCTCTAGCTTCTGCCTCTGTACCTATTATATTTGCTAAAGTAGAATCAAGAGCAGCTAAAGCTTCTTCAGCAGTTAAACCAGCAGACCCTAATTGATATAAAATTTCTCCTAAATCTTGAAAGGTGGCTCCTGTTCTAGCTCTTGCTCTGCTCATTGCTTCTGAAAAAAGATTAAAGATTTGGATATAGCTTTTTGTTTCACTACGAGCCGATCTCATTGCACGAACATTGGCTTCTTGCAAATCAATAATAGACATAAGGGCTCGTTTAAATTTATCAAGAGTTCCAAATATAACTTGAAAACCAGCCATCCATGCGGCTTGGCTAATTATCATGCTGGCAAATCCTTCAGCAGTTACTCTTTCAAGAGCACGAGTAGTATCAGCTCCAGTTCTTCTCATTCTACCTAAAGCTTTGTCTAATTTGTTAAGCTGAGCTGTTGCTATGTTTGTTTTTGAAGCTAATTTAGAAAGGCCGTGTTCTGCAAGTTTTATTGTTCTTACTCCAGCCTTTGTTCTGGAATCTGTGGATGTTATAACTCTATGTAACTGAATCATTGTATCAGTAAGATATTGAACTTTGCTTCTAGCTATATCTACTTTCTTAGCTAAAAGATATTCTGAATTTTCTAGATTTTTTGTAGCAGAAGTAAGAGCTCTCTCCTCTTGGTTTAAATTTTTAGTTATTCCAATTAAAGAATTGATGGGACCCATAACTGCTCTAGTCGCAGCAGTTACTCCATAAAGAGCATTTGTTTCGCTAATAATGCCTGATACTCTTGTTCTATCCACTCCTGTTAAAATCTTCTTTAAAGCAACAGCTTTAACCATTATTTGACTCTGAAGATTCATGGCTTCAGAAGTATGTTTGTATTGATTTCCTAAAAGTTCAGTAGTTACAACTAAATCTTTATACATAGTTTCAAGTTCTAGAATTCTTCCACTTAGTTTTTCAGCAACTTGGCCGATTAAATTAAAATCTTTTTTAACCTTAAGAGAACTTTCAACCTCTGTTCTTGCAAAATTCATTACAGAATTCTTCATTTGTTTCCAAGAAACTTCCATTTGTCTTTCTAAATCCTTAACTATAGCTTCAAATTTCTGAGTTCTTCCTCCACTTTCCTCTAAAGCTTTTCTGTAATATTTTTCGAATTTTTCAACAGCGACAATGTCTCCAACAAAAACACCACTTATGGCTTTAAAATTAGAAATTATTTTATCTCTAGACTCAATTGTTTTTTGTATAATCTTATCAAAACTTCCAGTGATCTTATAAGTTCCTAATTCCATCTCTTTAACATAAGAAGTTAGACCAACTTTTGCTCCCTTAATAGATTTAGCGGCTTTTATAAAATCTTTATGTTGAGCACCATATTTTTTTAAAAGAGCTGGAAGTTCTGCTAAAGCCACTTTATATTTTTGAACTTCTGTTTGAATTCTTTTATACTCATTTATCATTTCTTGAGTAACACCAAATTGTTTAGCTTTAGCCTGTTCCTTATAGACATTAGCCAAATCTATTCTTAACTTAATGAGCTCTTTTTGGAAGATTTTGATACTGGAAATATCTTGAGAAAATTCAAGGATTTTCTTCATTTTACCAATAGCTTGAACTTCTCGGATTTTCTTTTCAAGACTTGTTAATTGAATATTTAATCTAGGAAGGAGATTTATAGTTTGTTGAGTTTTTACAACAAAAGTTTCAAGGCCAGAACTCATGCCTCTTACTGAATTGGATAATCTATAAAATTGATCTGCTTGAGTGTTTAAAGAACCCGTGAGTTGATTGGAATGTTTCTGAGTCTGCACAGTCATGGTCATCATGGTATGCATATCATTGGTGGCAGTATTAAGAACCCCACTAAGCTTTCTCATCTCCCCTTCGCCACCCTTACCCATTCCATTAATTTCTTTTTTAGCGGCTCTAGACTTTCTAGCTAATTTCTCAATATTTTCATTTGCTTTAACTAATCCTTTTTCAAATTTATTTATTCCAGCGGCTCCTCCTCCTAATTTATTCAAAGCATTAACAAATTTATTAATTTCAGTATTAAGTTTCTTCATAGAAGAAAGGGCTTTTTTGACTCCTTTTTCAAAATTATCTCCAAAGGTAACTCCTTTATTAAGATTCTTATGAAGAGTTTCTATTTGTTTTCTAAGAGCATCAATTTCTCTCTTATTCTTTTCTCTATCTCTCCTAAGTCTCATTATAAGAACTAAGTCTCTAGAAGCCATTTTAGATTCCTTTCTCTTTAGGTCTCATTTCTTCTTCAGAGAACCTTTGTTCTGATAAAACAAAGTTCCTAATTTCAAAATAAAGAAGACTTTCTTCTAAAAGAGTTTTTGCAGTTGGCAATATTCCCACAGTTTCTGACCAATCAACTAAATTAATTAAAAATAAAGATCTTTCAGTTATTTTTAATTTTGGACATCCTGGAGTATAAAATTTCCCAAAGGACATCTCACTTTTCCCAAAACTAACTTTACCCCCACACTTAGGGCATACAAATCTGAACGTCTGTGGATCCGTTTCGACATCTTCAGATCGTATTTCCCCACATTCCTTGCAAATTCCTGGCTTCTTCCATCCACAATTTCTATCCTTTTTCAAAGTGGGCCGAGACTCACAATAAGGGCATTCCCACGAAGCAGGGTTATTAAGATATTTAGAACCAATTCCCCATCTTATTGCAAGTCTCAGCTCTTGAGTCAGTCCAAGTCTAAAGAGCTTGTGCCTCTAATTCTGTCAGCAAGTTCTCCACGAATATCAGGAGGAATCTTACTAAGATTATCATCCATAGCCGCATCTCTTCTTTGCTTACTTCCTTCAGGAACAATCCATTTAACTTCTGTCCCATCCTCATAGTTAAAATTTTTCCATCCAACAAGTCCTTGTCTAAGAATAGTTACTTCTTGGGTTCCTGCTCGAAGAAGCTCTTCTCTTTTATCGTTCTTTCCTTTAGAGGAACCTTTTCCTCTTCTTTAGATGTAAATTCTTGAACTTGATCTGTTCTGATTCCGGCTATCTTTCCCATGATCCAACCCTCCTTTGATAAATGTTTTAGTAATTCCTCATAATACAATGCACTCTTAAAACTAAAAAAAGCACTTAATCTAAAAAGGGACACAAAAAAAATCCCCTTTTCCCAAATTAGTTTATAAAGAAACTTCCCTAAAAAGAAAAAGAGGTCGGATAATGAAAGATACGGGAACCAAAATAATCCCAACTTAAAATTTATCATTATATTCCCCCTCTATTCTTCTTTTGATAGGGAGGAGAGATAGGGTTTAAAATGCCTATCTCTCATATAAAGCCCTCTGCAGCAAGGCATGGCAAATGATTAAATATAAGCAGTATCTGAAACAATAGTAATTCTTAATTCAGGAATATTAACATCATCATCCCATAAAGCAACATAGGGCATATCAACAAGAATGATTCCCTCATCTCCAATTACCGGAGTAGTTCCATTAAATTCAATCTCAGGCTGACGTATTTCCATACTATACTGACTAGCACTATTCCCTAAAGCCGTAGTGTTAATATACTCAGAAGAAGTAAATGTCATTACCAAATTAGCCTGAGTTCCATTAATAAATTTTCTATAGAGATCAAGATCATCAAATTCGACATTAACTGTTCCTTCAACAGTTCTCTTTTGTTCTGGAAGCTTTGCCCTTGTTCTATCTCCTAAGTGATATTTATCTCCGTAAAGGTTTTGGTTGACAGTACAAGTCCAACCCATAATATCTGAAGCTACTCCATCTAAGGTAAGGCTTCCTTCATATCCTGAATAAGGATCGATATCAGAATAAGTAGCATCAGATGCTGGCCTAATTGTTTCAAAAGTCCAAACATCATCCACCTGAAGTTCAGTATTATCTGGAAAAAAAATCGTATATCCAGAATCTACATTTGCTCCTGTTCTAATTTCAGTTGCAACTGTAGCAGAAGTCGTAGCTTCATTTCCATATCCTCCACTTGATGTTTTTTGAAATTGAATAGTTGCAACTCCAGGAACTCCTGCTCCAGTAACCTTAACATAGAATTTAACAGAATCACCACTATCAGAACCAATATAATCCCCCCAAAGAACAGGAAGAGAAGCTTTTACGTCTGCTTCAAAATTGAACCAAGTATAATCCGAAGAAGTTACGTCAGTTGCAGAATAATTATCTAAATATGTTGTAAGAGTTTTTGGATCAGTATAATCTGCAATATAACAATCTATATAACTAAGATCATTAAAATAATCAACAAATCCTCCTATCCTGTCAACATTATAAACTACTCCAGTTTCGGGGTCAACATAAGGCTCATTAATGTTAAGAACAATATCTTCTGTAGTTCCATCAATTTCCAAAATTGCCACAGAATTACTTGAGTCAATTTCGAGAGTTGCTGAAGCATTTTCTCCTGTATATCTCATCTTAAAAGCATTTTTTGCATTACCTGCATTAGAAGAAGAAGCAGCAGGAGTATCAGCAGTTGTTCCTCCTTTCCCCATCAGCCCAAAAGTGCCAGTAAAAAATTCTCCAGGAGTAGCATTAAGTTCTAGAGTATTAACTTTCATTCCTGCATAAAGAAATGCGGCAACATCTCTTCCAACTTCAATACTCATTCCTGAAGGAAGATTTTGAGAACATTGGATTTGATGAGAAAAACATCCCCATTCTGTACCAACCACCCATCTTTTATTAGGACTCCTAATGAGTTCGACATTAGCAAGCTCTTGCAAACAATTACTGTTAGCTGTTCCTGCTAAATAATCATTTGCATGAATAGTTGTCTGCCAAACGCTCTGAGTGGCCTGATAAGGACTCCATGCTGCAAGATTAGCATGAGCATTAATAGCCACCATAACTTCTGCAATTGTGTCATAAGAAGCACTTGTAAGATCAAGAGTAAGATTTGCTCCAACTGCCATTGTAATATCTAATTCAGTAGCTACTCCAGCAGTATGAGTAATCGTAAGGACAGCACTTGTCTCAGCAGGATTAGTACATTCTAAAATAAAAGCCTTATCAAGTCTTGAAGTTTCTACTTCCCCAAGTGCGTGTTTGAACCAAGTCTCATATCCACTTGGACCAACTTCACAATTAACATCTCCACCACAAGCTTCAACCCCACCAACTCTTTTATGAACAGCTCTATCAGGTTGTAATGCTCCAGAAATCAATGATCCAATTTCTGAAACTATTCTTTCACTTGTCATTTCTATAAAATTGGTCATCTCTTGAGTTTGACATCCCCAATCACCTTCTTCAGCAAGTCCGATTTGTCCCTTACTTCCGACCGCTGGACCTGTATATTTCGGCATCTTAATCCCCCCCTTTATTAATAAATTTTATCACTTAACTAAAAGTTAAATTGTTATAGAAGTATGATATAATTTCTTAACAACAATATTCAAAACTCCTCCTGCTAACCATCTACTCCCTCTTATTCGAGGAAGCCATCTTGCACCAAGAACTTCTATCCCCATTTTAGGAACAAACCCATTTAAAGTCATATTCTTTTTAAGGAGTTCATTTATTTCCCACAAAACATATGTTATTTCTCCCCTTTTTGTTTGTTCTGTTAAATCTGCTTCATAATACCAAATTTCAAGCCCTATCTCTATTGTATATCTAATTTGAGTTAGATTCTGAGATGATCTCATTAAATCATCAGAATCATTAACAAGAACCACAAAGCAGGGAGTTGTAGGGTTAGCAATATCTTCTTCATAATAACCTTTGATTCTTCTTCCTGATTCCGTTGGAAATTTTTTAAGAACTTCTATGCAGTTTAAAACTGCATTTCTATAAAGGTTATTCTCTCCTCTAAAGTTTTCAACCACGTCTGCCTTGACCTCGACCTTTCTTGAACTCTTTAGAAAAAAGAATAATAGCTTCTTCTTCTAAAGATTTAAAAAGATATTCTTCCTCTTCTCCCTCCACACTTATCATTCCTTCTTCTGGAACAATTCCTCTCATTTTAAGATATTCGTTAAAAATAAGAGGATATCCTTTTCCTTTAAATCTTCCTCCATGGACTTCTGCAAAAGTTTCTGGAATCACTTCATAGCGAACAGAAGCTTTTGAAAAACTTATATGGATTCCGGGCTCCTTAGAATACCTTAAATCTTTAATAAAAGTTCCAGTTCTACGACCTACTCTTGGGCTATTTAAAACCGGAGCTTCTTCTCCAAGATGAGCTTCAACTGTCTTATCTGCCATATAAGCTTTTCTTCTCCATTGCTTTGTTGATTTTGCAACTCCAAATCTTACAATATGAGATGCCCTATCATCCATAATCTTTTTTAAACGATCAATAGGTTTGTTCCAAAACTCATCATGGATTTTAGTATATTTATTTATTTGAGAATATCCAGAACTTACTTTATTTATTCCTCCTTCTATTTCTAGATTAAGTTCAAACATTATCTGTCATATTCCTTATTATGAGCATCTGTCAAGCTGTCAATTTCAATTTCACCTTCACCTATGCTTTTTATTCCCAAATCTGTAATTAAAGAACCCCTAGACTGCCAAACTGGTCCTTGCCCATGGCTTTCTATATACCCTGCCAAAAGACTATAGCCTGAAGTTTTCCATTTTTCAACTGGAGAATCCTCGTCCACCCCTATTGCTGAATATACTGAATTAAAAATTTCATAAGCTGATAATCTAATACAAGCAAACTTAATTGCATCAGGAACAGCTAAAGAAACATCAACAAGAAATGGAACTCTATCTAACCCTCCAAATTTTTTATCCAATTCAGCATCGATAATCATACAAGCATCTTCAATAAAACTATCCCCATCATCTTCACTTATATCCGAATTAGAAGTAATATACCAAATGTCTCCAGTTTGAGCAGATCCACTCCAATTAGCAATAGGAACAGTAAATCTATTGGTAGAGCTAAATTTAGAAGTAACTGTTCCAGAACCCAAAAAACCCACAATATCTCCCACTACATCAAAAGAAGTAGAATCAGTAAATTCGAAAGAAAAAGTTTCATGAGCAGCAAACGCATTAGAGAAAACAACCCCAGAAAGAGAAATGGTTCCATTATTGCTAGAATCAGCTTTGAGTTCTTTATAAACATCAGAAAATCTTATTTTATTTTCTGATTGAGCTCCTACAGACCTAAGAAGCCTTTTTGTTTCACTCAAAGTACAATAAAGTCGACTCATTCTTTTATTTCCCTAGAGCTTTCTTGTTTTTCTTTATTTTCTTTTTGTGCTCTTCTTTTAAAGGAAGTCTAACATTTCCTGTTTTTATTTCCTTTCTGGCCAAATTTTTTTCTAGTCTAATTTTTTCCCCCACTTCTGGAGTAAAAGCTCTTCCTCTGTTGAAGCCTGGAATTCTATATCTTAAATTTGGTTTTTTAACAATTACTGTTACCATAGCTTTATCCTCTCTTTTTGAGATTTACCTATCATTCATTAGTTATGAAGGACGTCTCTGATGTGCATAAAATTAGTTCCATCTACACAGAAACGAAAATTACCATCACTGTCCCGATACATTCTTCCTCCTTTAGCAGGAGGAGTCGCAGTCTGTGCAACAAAATCAATCATATCTACTTTCGTTGAACCCCACAGAAATCTTGTTGTGGTCATTTTCTTACCTCCTATATATAAATTTAATCAGGGGTATCCCTGAACCTAATTATAGGCTTTATCTAGGCTTAAGATTAATCATCACTCCCCGTACCAGTACTAACTCTCTTATACATATACCCTGCATCAAGATTAGTAAGCTTGGGAGAATAGACTTTGTTTACCTTAATAAATTCGCCCTCTCGATCATCATCTCTCCACTTAACAACCTTAAACTTTTTAGAAACAAAAGTTCTTCCAAGAGTAAGGTTGTTTGCAGGATCCACAAAAGCCAATGCAACCCGATACTTAACAATATATTCATAACTTGCTGTCTGACCTTCATCAGAAGCATTCCATAATCCATCAGCAAGATGAACTTTCATATTTCTAAGGGTAGGGGGCAAAGGATCACCAGAAATCATGGCTGTAGTATGGTATTTAAGAATTTCTCTAATAATTGGATCAGCAGCTATTCTTTCTGAAACTTCTGTAGTCATTGCAATCTTATTAGGGCGTTTTCCTGTAGCCTTAGAAATAAGGACAATTGCATCAGAAAGATCATTAAGAATATCAGGATCAGTACCATTAATCCATGCAGTTGTAGCGGTTAAGTTTTCATAGTAACTTCCAGATTCAAGCCCAGAAGTTCCCAAAATTAAAGCCCAGATATCTATTTCTTCTGAAAGAAGAACTTTTTCAGTAAGAAAATTTGTAACATCCACCTTTGGGCGAACAGGAGCATCTGCATTTTGCATAGCCCTATCAGTTACGATATCCTTTAAAGCCCTTTCATAAGTCGAATATGTTCCTTCGTCATAAGAAAGAGTTGCTTCTTCCGTAATAGCTCCATCTGCTTTCTTGGGAGCACCTTTATAAAATCCATCTTTCCTGAAAATTCGATACTTATCAGATTCTTTTTGAACCCCATATTCTGGAAGAAAGAGGTTTCCAATAAATTCATTATTGCTATATTTAACTGCTAATCTTGTTAGAAATTTATCATCTCTTACATTTCCCTTTGCGACATTAAACATGGATATCACCTCCTAATTAGAATTCCTCTTTCTTTTTAACTAAGTAGAGAAATAGATGTTAATTAACAATTTTTACCCAACAAAAGTCAAACCAAGACCTTTCATGAGAATAGGAATAACATCTCCATCATCTCCATCTTGAAGAGCAATGCCAAGTAATCCTCGAAGAGTACCTCCCCCTGTAGGGGTAACGGGTTTAATAAGAGCAGCTTCGCCATCATCAGACCCAACATATTCATTTCTAGAAATAGCTTCTGCACATTCACATTTAACCACAGGGC